AATCATCGTCCGCATCTTAGTCACGCTCCTTTTTCTTTCGAAGGAGACGCTCCATCATGTCGTCCTGGGGTGTGGAAATAAAAGCGGTCGTCGTGTTTTGCTTTACGATGTCAAAAATCTCGTACCAGATGAGGTTGGCCTGCTTTTGGAAGTTCTGGCTCATGGAAACAAAGGGGCTGGCAATGGCTCCGCCTGTTGTCGGATGCTTTCCTAACAGGCCATAGGTGCTGACCGCTTCCTCACACTGAATAAAGCGGGCAAAAGCCTGTGCATAGGATTCAATAAGTCTCGGATTGACGAGCTTCTCACAGCGTCTTTCCTTTAGCCAGAGCCAGGTCTCCTCGTAAATTTCATCTGCACCTAAAGGCTTGCCGTCCTTTTGCCGAGCGGACAGGTAGTCTGACGGCTCAGGCATATCCTCACCGTATAAATCCGAGGTGCCTTCCGGCTCATCCGGAGCAAAAAGGGCCTCCGGGTCAAAATCATGTGTTTCTAATACATTTGCTTCTTTTCCGGCGGCAATCTTATCGACTAAGGCTTCCGGCTTACTGCCGGCCTTGACTCGTCTGCCGCCTCGGTATGTTCCGTCTCTTGCCACAAGGCACCTCCTTTCCTGAAAATAAAAAAGGGGGGTTAATCCCCCGTTTGAATTGAACTTTTTTTGCACGGTGCCCACCGCCCGTTGCTCGGAAAATCTTCCGTATAGATTGAGACCCCCCTACCGGGTCAGCTCCACCTGTCGCCACGCTCAGCATGAATCCTCGAGTGACAGGACTTGCAAAGAGCCATCAAGTTTTTTTGTTTATTTGTTCCGCCTTCGGACAAAGGAATGATGTGATGAACTTCTTCAGAGGGAGTGAGCTTCCCGTTTCGTTTGCACTCCTCACACAAAGGGTGAGCCTTGATGTAGCGGTCACGGATGCGCTTCCAAGCTCTGCCGTAGCGTCTTCTTGTCTCTGGATCCCTTTGGTATTTTTCGTATCGTCTCGCTTCCTCCTGCTCATGCTTCTTACAAAATCTTCCCTCTACAAGCTCGGGGCAGCCGGGGTAAGAGCAGGGGCGCTTAGGTTTTCTTGGCATCAAACACCTCCCGCATAAAAAACCTGCAGCATCGCCGCAGGTCTTCTGAGTTTTTTCCTAGTTTAATAGTATCAGGGTCTTTAGTTACAAAGCATTATCAAATCGTTTCTGTTTGTTCCATTTCGTTCCAAAGTGTCTGAGCGGTTCTGTCGGATGAAAAAACAGCTTCCAAGGCACTCAACACCTCCTGCTTCTTTCTGTACATGGAACTTTTGCTTATATAAAACCTGTCCGACGCTTCGGAAAGAGAAAGCCTATCCAGCCACAAAGCCTTGATGACTTCCTGCTCCTCACTTGCTCTTGATCGAACAAGCCAGTCCAAATAGGAAAGCTGACGAAAACGAAGTTCAGCGTGCTTAAGTCTATGATCAACGGCCGCATCGTTGATAAAGTCGGCACAGCCTTTTAAGTGTTTTAAGACTCGTCCAAGTTCTATTGTGTCGCCTGACGGCTCCGGCATATCCTGCTGAAGCATCGTCTGCAAGAGATACAGATCCGCTTCCAGTTCGTTTTTATAAAGCTCATAACTTTCCAGCAGTTTCTCAATCATCATCACATAACTCCTCCTTGCGAAAACCAAAGTATTGATATTGTCTTTCCAGTGTCTTAGCCATTCGCTTAACGGCTTCTTCTTTCTTTCTCGAAAACTCCGCACCGCTTAAAGAAAAGCGTTCACAGACCTCAGCCCAGCGTCTGCCTTCCAAAATGTCATAGGTCATCAAGTCTCGGTAAAAGCACGGCAAGGCACGGATGGCATAGCGGATAAATTCCACTGCCTTGGCTGCCTTTTCATATTCCTTCGTCATCTCTCTTTCCGTCTTGTGATTGATGAGCCAGGCAAGCCTGCGATAAGAAGTGGCGATGTAAAAGATGCGGTTATTGGAACGCTGCTTTTGTACTCTGACCTCATCACCGGTCTTTCCGGGAAAGGTCAGCATCTCCAAGACCTCGCTTGCCGTAATCGGAATAAACTGTGCCATTTCCTGTTCCAGCTCCTTCATCCTTGCGACGTTTGCGGGATAGGATCGCATCATTTCTTTGACTTTCTTTACGCTATCCATCCGTCACCCTCGCTTTCACCGCCTGCATTAAAGCTTCCTGTGTGATGTCCTTTTTCTCGAGTGCTCGTGCCACATCCCGATCAATCGTGCCTTCGGCAAGAAGCCGGAAGATGACGACCGTATCCTTTTGTCCTTGCCGCCAGAGTCTGGCATTGGCCTGACTGTAAAGCTCCAGTGACCAGGGAAGGGAAAACCAGATCACGGTAGAACCGCCGTGTTGGAGATTGAGACCATGTCCCATTGAAGCGGGGTGAGCCATAGCGATTGAGATCTCGCCTTTGTTCCAAGCCTTAAAGTCCTCAGGTGTTTTAATCTCCACCGCATCCTTAAAACGCTCATTTATCCGGCTTCGTTCATGGCGATAGTTGTAGTAGATAAGGACGGGCTTGCCGTTTGCCGCTTCGATTAGGTCTTCCAAGGCATCAAGCTTGGATGAATGAAGCTCTGCGGTATTTCCCTGATCGTCATAGACGGCTCCCGATGCCATCTGAATGAGTTTATTGGTAAGGACGGCGGCGTTGACGGCATCAATGGTTTTATCTGTGAACTTTGCCACCATTTCACGCTCCATCTCTTTGTAGATGCCCTTTGCTGTCTCCGGGAGTTTCACTTTCACATCCCGCTCCAGACGCTCAGGTATTTCAAGAAAATCGCGGCTTTTCATGGAAACGCATAGATCGGATAAAAGGCTATAGATAAACTCCTCTGCACCGGGACGAGGCTTATAGGAATAGACGATATATCCGTTCATTCGGTCAGGGACAAAGAAATCCGCCCGGTAGCTTCCGATTGTTTTCCCGAGACGCTTGCCCTGATCCAAAAGATAAATCTCCGACCATAAATCCATCAGCCCATTGGTCGAGGGCGTTCCCGTAAGGCCTACGACCCGGTCAATGCCGGGACGCTTTTTCCGAAGTGCCTTGAAGCGTTTACTGGACGGATTTTTAAAGCTCGAAAGCTCATCAATCACCAGCATGTCAAAATCCCAGTCGCAAAGCTTACAAAGCCAGGCGACATTCTCCCGATTAATCACATAGATATCGGCAGGTGTTTTAAGAGCCTCGATTCTTTCCTTTTCGCTGCCCAAGACCTTCGAGATTCGAAGAAAGGTCAGATGATCCCATTTTTCAAGCTCCTCCGTCCAGGTATTCTCCGCCACACGAAGCGGGGCGATGACGAGGACTTTAGAAATTTCAAAGTAGTCAAACATCAATTCCCAAATGGCGGAAAGCGTGATGACCGTCTTGCCAAGTCCCGGCTCTAAGAAAAGACCGCAGGCTTTTTTCTTGATGATTTCCTCTTTGGCATATTCCTGATAATCATGAGCCTTGTATTGCATTAAGTATCCCTCCGATATCTCCCGGATCGTCCAAGACAAAAACCTGAAAGCCCAAGCTCCTGATTTGTTTATGCCTTTGAAGCTGCAAGGCTCCGGGACTTTTGCCGGGTTTCTTTACTTCCACAAATCCCATCCTTCCTCCGGGAAGAAGGATGAGTCTATCCGGAACACCGTTTAATCCGGGAGAAACGAACTTTAAACAAAGCCCGGATTTTTTCCTGGTTTCCGTCAACAATTTATGTTCTATCTGTTTTTCAAGCATTGTTATTTCCTCCGTCAAACGTTGATATTTCAGTCTTTTCTTCGAGAGGGTGCAGGTCGGTGCAAGTCATCTAATAAACTTCTCTATATAGAATTTTTGACCTAAAATTTTCGCCCTAAAGGGGTTTTATACAAAGACCTGCACCGACCTGCACCTTTTGACTTTTAGTCCATAAATTCGGACTTTAAACGAAGCCCTAAAACCACCATTCCGGCTTTCGTTTTCTTCCGTTCATAGCCTTCAATTTCAAGGGCTGTATAAAAGTCCGCCGTGCTTCTCGTCCATTCACCTGTTCTCTGGCAATAGGCCCGGTAATCCTGGTAAAACTCACCCGACTTTTGCGTGTATGATGGATCAATCTCACAGCATTCCTCGAGAAAGCCTGAGAGCCAGTCGTTATTCTCCCGGTATCTAT